AGAAACAAACGTATTACTGAGATTCTGGATCTTCTGTCTAAACAGGTTAATCCGCCAACCGCATTGATTGGCTTTACCGGCATTTTGGATGAGAAGAACTTTGCATTAAACCGTGCTGGCGGCTTGTTATCAACCGATATGCCAAACGCTAAAGCAGATCGTTTAGCGCCAGAAATGCCAAGCTCGTTATTTGAAGTGATCCATGAAGTTGATGATATGTTTGGCGAAGCATCCGGCATTTCATCTGTACTCAGCGGCAAAGGCGAATCCGGCGTTCGGTCAGCAGGTCATGCCAGCCAGTTAGCAAGATTGGGTTCATCAAGAGCTAAGAAACGTGCGCTGATTGTTGAGGACAGTCTTGAAAAAGTAGCCACGCTGTATTTGAAGCTGATGCAAGCTTATGACAATACGCATTTTGAAGATGAATTTGGCAATCCGTTTATTGCTGAACAGTTCACTAAAAACTATGTCGTAAAAGTCGATGCTCACTCAAATAGCCCGATCTTTACAGAAGATTTAAGACAACTTGCATTTAATCTCTTTAAAGCGCAAGCTATCGACAAGGAATCATTGATTGACTTGCTTGAGCCACCAATGAAACAATTGTTAAAAGATAAGTTGAGAAAGCGTGAAGAAGCTGAAGCCAGTCAACAGCAAGCCGCGCCTCAAAAGCAATCTAAAAGCAAACCTGATTTAAAGGCGGTGGAATAATGGCCAGAAAAGAAGGCACACAATCTAAAGCAGATCAGCCGAGAGTAACCACGGAATCACTCAAGAGAATGGATTCTCCGGCTAACTTGCAATACAAGGTTTCAGGCATTAGAAGTTTTGGATCAAGAAAACCAAAACGTGCCGCAAGGGATTTGGCAAGATAACTTGCTAAAGGTTTCTGTCGGTTGACAGAAAGGGTGTGGCTGACTTCCCAAAATTGTTGGCCGGTTTTTCGGAGGCTATCATGGCTCGTAAAGCACGCAAAGGTCGTAAAGCTCGTAAATAATCTTCGGATTATTCGGCTAGACCGATAAAACCTCCCTAGGGGGAGGGAAGCAAAATATATCCCCCTACTTGACAATTGCACAGAGTTTGGTCAAATTGTTTATATTCCAAACACTAAGGAACATTTTATGCCAGCAGATGATCGTTTGATGAGTTTGATCCAAAGCCAACAAGGTGGAGGCGCAAGCGCCGCACCGACAGCCGCTGAGGGCATAACACCACCGGGATTCTCCGATTCATCAACACCTCCTATGAGCGCACCCATGAGTACGCCAGAACCCAAGATGGGAAACAGAGAAGGTGCGCTGGTAAACATTTCTATGGCGATGGATTTGATTGAGCAAGCTCTGCCTTCAATCGGAAGCGAATCAGAAGAAGGCCAGAAGGCATTGTCTGCATTACGCACACTGACCGGCATCTTAGGTCCACGCAAAAGCAAAGCTCGCGATTTACAGCAATCTGAAATTATCCAGATGTTACAGAACTTGCCTAAAGCCGGTGGCGCTACGCCTGAAGGCATGGCAATGTCACAAGCCCCGGCGGTGCCTAATATGCCACCGATTCCGGGTGCTGGTGTCGGCGGTGCGGGTATGCCACAAGCGGGCGGAGCCGCGCCATCTCCTCAATCTTTACCAATGTAAAGGAATTTATTATGGATTTGTTTAAGCCTCGTGGCGCACAACAGCCCCGCCGTCCAACTGACAATACTCAGCAACACGGCGTTGTAACTAACACTCCTCGTTTCTCACAGTTTGGCGGATTAGATGGCGCTACTGCTATCGGTTCAAAAAACAAAATGGCTGTGAGCAAACCGGGTGACGGTAAAAAAGTAATCTAAGATTTCAATAGGGGATAAATATGAGCTTAGAAGATTTGTCATTTGAAGCCCGTGATGAGCTAGCTCTGCTTGCCCGTCAAATGGCTGAGGACCCAAACACACGAAAAGACTTTCTGCGTTTGACCAAGAAAATCAAACCAGATATGCCGATTCCTGAGTTGGAAATCGAAGGCTACACTGAAAGAGCTGTTTCTGCGGCTAATAAGCGTGTTGAAGAACTAGAATCTAAATTAAGAGAGCGTGATGCTCTTGAAGATTTGGACAAGCGCAGACAATCCTTGATTAAAAAAGGTTTGATTAGCGATGAGTCACAAATCGAAGAAATTGAGAAAGTAATGCTTGAGAAAGGTATTACCAATCACGAAGCCGCCGCTGAGTATTGGTCGTGGATGAATCAATCTGCCGCACCAACACCTACCGGATACAATCCAAGCGCTATTGCTAAATTTGATTTGAATAGATTTATGAAAAATCCTGTAGCAAGCGCCAGAGATGAAGCTTCAAAAGCACTCCAAGAGTTGCGGAGAAACCCGCGACCTATTGGCTTGTAATTAGGGGATATTTTTAATCGGAGATAAACTATGCCTATTGGTGGCGGTATTGTCCCAGCAACCGGGAGTTCGCAATATACGGAGTTGACATACGTTACCCGTAGAGCGTTTATCCCTAAGCTGGTAGTTCAAATCTACAACTCAACACCTCTGATGGCGGCTTTGATCGCTAATAGCCAAATGGCTTCAGGTGGTGTTTCTTCAGTAACCGTTCCAGTTCAAGGTTCGCAATTTGTGAACGCTCAATGGTCCGACTATTCTGGTTCTTTCAACCAGCCAGCGGTTCAACAAGGCGCTTACAATGCTGAATTTGATCTGAAATTGATGATTGCTCCAGTTCCATTCTTAGGTATGGAAGGTGCAGTTCAGCAAGATGCGGCCATTATTCCTTTGATCGAAGCGCGGATGAATGACGCGACTAACGTGATGATGGATGCTATGGCTACTGCGCTGTACAACAACACATCAAACACTCAACAGTTTACTGGTCTGCCAGCCGCAGTATCTAGCTCAGGTACTTACGGCAACATCAGCAGAACCCAATACTCTTGGTGGCAATCAAAAGAATATGCCGCAGGTAACGTAAACCCAACCAGACAAAACATCTTACAGTACATTTCAGGTACCGTTAAAAACGGCGCTGAAGTACCAACATTTGGTGTCTGCGGTTTCGGTACTTGGACATTACTGGCTCAAGATTATGTCGGTCAAGAGCAATATGTAATCACTCCCGGTCATGGTTTTGATGGCGAAAACAACGGTCCACAAGCGGCTTTCAGAGCGTTAATGGTTGCCGGTGTGCCTATCTACCCAGATCCATACTGCCCAGAAGGTACAGTATACTTCCTGAACACTAACTACTTGTCTCTGTACATCCATGAGCAAGGTTCATTCGTGTTTACAGGTTTTGAGTCTACTTTGCCAAACTGGCAGATCGGTTATGTTGGCGCTGTGTTAATGATTGCGGAATTGGTAAACACCAAGCCAAAATCAATGACAAAAGTGACCGGTTACAACTCACTTTCACTGTAAGGAGTAAACCATGTCATTAGCTGTCAATAAGATCGTATTAGCCGGTTCAGGCGCAGTTACTAATACTGCTGGCGCTTACTACCAATTAACCACATTAACATTCACTTCTACTTCTGTAGGCGTGGTTGTTCCTGCTGGTGTTTGGCAAGTAGTTCCAACTGCAAACGTAGCAATTAACTTTAACACTTCAAATAACTCTAGCGCTTTGGCGTTTAGCACAATCATCGCCGCTAACACCGGTGCTGGTTTGGTTATTTCTGATGGTGTAAACGTATACGCTAACGCATCTAACACTAGCGCGACCATTACTTTGTATGGTCCTAACGGTGGTAATGCTGTAAGCGGTACATACAACTCGTAAGGAGATTAGCAATGTCTAGCGCCGATGCAGTAGCCCAGCTTACGCTGGATTCATTCGGTAATGGACGTATTGCTATTGCGGTTGCCACTCAAATTAACACATCTGGTAATGCTGTAATCGCATTGCCATTTTTGGGTGGCGGTCTTACCAAAGGTGCGGCTACTGCAAACTCTGGGAGCGTTATCGTTCGCAGAATTTCAGTAGTCAATCCGTCTGGTAGTGTTGCATCAGCAAACATCTCCATTACAACAAGTAACGATGGCAACATCTCAAACGCAGTAGTAGGCAACACTGTTTTGTCTAGCGTCTCTGGCGTGAATACATTTCAGGACCTTACTATTTCCGGCGGTAATG